ATATCCACTGACGGGTAACGCTCTGGGTCAAACTGCATAAACCTGTATGCCGCCTTCTCAATGAACGGAATCAGGAAGTCTTCTTGAAAGTTCACCAGGGTGCGCTTGTACTTCTTGATGATGGTGGCAACCGCCATGTTCATGCCGCCGCCATCTCTGGCCTGCTGGCTTACCACACCCTGCGAGTCCAAGGTGCCTGTGCTTTGCAGCAGCATCCTCTCAAACTCCTTGGCGGTGTTGAGGTTGTTGAGGCTAGTCTCGCCAAACTTGAATGGAAACAGAATTTCGCTGGGGTTGCCGTTCACCAGCAAAGCCTTGCCGGGTTTCACCTCGAACTTGGCACCTCGCGGGAGTCGAGTTGCGTCCATCGCCATCATGGGGCTGGTGGTCAACGCCAGGGAGTCAAGGTGGCTACGGACCTGTGCGTCAATCGCCTTCTGCATATTGAAGGCTTTTTCCACAGTCCCGCGCCCCAGCAGGCGGTTGGGCACCGTGTCATCCTGGTAGCTGATAACCGGGCGGTCCTTCATCATGTAAGGGTTGGCCTCGGCCTTTAACAACATTCCATCGTTGGCAATCACCACAATGGCCTCAACCATGTTGCTGTACTCGTCGGCTGCTGACGACTCTGGGAACAGATCGACGATCTCCTCGTCCTTCTTGTCCAGCATTTCCCTCGGCACCAGACCGTAGTAGGTCAGCAGCAGCACCTTCTCGTCTTGGTACTGGCTGATCTCTTGGGTTGGCTCCAGGTCGGTGTCCTCATAGGTCGGGGTGATGTTCACCTTGCGGTAGATACCCTTCTCAATGCCCTCCACGATCTTGTGAATGCTGATGTACTTCTCAATTGCCACGCCCATGCAGTCATCAATGCTGGTGCCGTTGGGGTCAAAGAGGAAATTCTTAGGGTTTATCGGCACAATCTTCACTGCCGTGCGCTCACCCTCCATTACCCCAATGGCAGCAGCGGTTTGGCCTGGAACTGGCCTGGTTGCGGCAATAAACGTCTTTTCTTGCTTGACAATGATCTCGCCAATGCCAGTTCCGTAGATTTCCGCCATTAGTTCGATTTGATCAATGGACTTTCTGATCTTGTCGAGCTTGAAATCCTCCATCAGTTGCGCTTTGAGCATCGCAACGTCAATTGGGTTGTTGTTTACGTCCTTGAGATCGTCGGTAATGTCGAAAAACTCGCCCTGACCGAAGATGGCCTCCATGATCTCAGCGTGCCTTGTCTCCACGGCCTGCTGGGTGGCAGGGGTGACGATGCGGCTGCGCTCGGATTCCCTTGTTTTGTCCTCTGCTGCCCACTGCCCACGGAAAATGCGCTCATACTCCAGGTAACTCTCAAGGAAATTAGCGTTTCGGTAGTCGCGCCAGCGGTCGCAATGCTCGGTGACGAACGCAGTCAGGTCTTTGTCCTCCTGCGAGGGTTCATCAAACTCGTTTTGGTCAAGTTTTGCCATAAATTACCTTGTGGTATCAGCAAACGGGTCGGAATAACGGGGGTCTGCCATGTATTGTCGCACGGCATCAGGCATTTCGTTAGGTTCCAATAGATTTTCAAGTTTTGCAAGTGATGCAGCGGTTTCATCACCAGCAGCTTTTAAATGTTCATAAACCCTTTGATCGTTAATTGATTCTTTGAATGTTCCAAACAATCCGTTGTTGTCTTCCCATTTCATAACTGAAGGTTTTACAAAAACAACAGGGACTTCTATTCCTGCTTTTCTTGCAGCATAAAGCCTATGTGAACCAGTTAAGGCTTTGGCTTTGTTTTCATCCATATACGCAAGTATTGGTCTGCCTTGGTAACCAGATTCCTGCATACTATTCAAAATATTTTTATATTTTTCTGCATCTTCTATTTTATTTAATGGAATCAAATTTTTTGGATTCATCAAAATAGATGATTTATTCCAATCAGGCAATGCAGCATTTTGTTGTGCAATTGCCATGCGCTCCTCGGCTGGGTAAAGAGTGCTAGTAGGTGCTTCTTTAACTTCATTTTTTGCTTGTTGATATGCAACTTTTGGCTTTACTCCATCATCAATCAAACTTTGAGCATATTTTTGTTGCTTAAAAACTAAGGACTCTCCCATTGCCCTCATCTTGTTTAATTCTTCAAAAACTTTAGGAAAATCATCCTCTAGATTTAAAATGTTTATTACATTTTGTGATTCAAATGGCCCTTTGCTGTGATCTGAAATTCGTATTGGTTTAGTTAAAAATCTACCTGTTTGCGGGTCACTTACATTTATGTAACTAGACGCACCAGCTTTACTGCCAGAATGTTCAACCTTAGCATCAAATCCTAATGCTCTAATTTGTTCCGCAAACGAATCTGCCAAACTCTTTAATTCTTTTTTTGATTGTGGAGTGATGACATCTCTACCTGGAATAGCGCCACCTTCCACCACACCAGGCATCAGACCCTGCCGCTGCAAGTACCTCTCGCCCATTCGCACTGCCGTTGGACCCAGTGCCCTGGCGCCAGCTTTAACGGCTGGTGCAAGCATTGGTGCAAGTGGTGCTACCTGTAACGCAGTGCCAACAGGAAACCCGTACTGAGCGCCAGCCCTGACTCTGGCGGTGTTAGGGTCAAGGATACTTCCAGACATCTCATCTGGTGCCATCCCCATAAAGCCACCAAGGGCACCATACACCTCGGGATACTGCTGGCGCAAGTAAGGCTCTACTGGACGCTGCAATTGCTGTGCGCCTAACACGCTGCGTCCACTAAACATTCCATCTGCCATATTAAATCCCCGCAATGATGTCCATCGGTTCCCACTCCTCGGCATCCTCTGCCTGCTCAAAGTAACTGGTAACCGCCAACTGATCAATATACGACAAAGCATCAGGGCCATCATCATGCACCCCCTGGGCGGGGAACATCAGCAGCTGATCAGTAAACCAATCCCAATCCTCTTTGGAATTAAGCACAATCCTACCATGCTCAAACCTACCCTGTAGTGACCAGATTATCCTGTCAGCCTTCTTGCGGTTCCCGTGCGTCAAATCCACAATGTGGCTGTAGACGTTATTCTTCCGCATCAAGTCACTCAAGTACGGCAGAACAGCGTTCTTCAAGGCACCACGCTCAACCCCAATGCTCAGTGGCCGATAGTCCCGCATTTTCATCAGCATCTTGGCGGCAGTCTCTCGAATATCCCACCGACCATGCTCAATCTCTTTGACAAACCATTTCCCATCGTCAGTGACCTTCACCACGGCAATGGCAGACTCGTCCAACCGCTTCTTTGCGTTAGCGGCCTGCTTCGCCACTTCCTCGAACCCGGCAAGGTCAACCGCCACAAAGTAACTGCCATGCTCTGGCTCCTCGCCGTACTTCAGCCATTCCTCTTTGAACACATTGGAGCCAGCATTGTCAAAACTCGCCAGGTACTCCTGCTTAAACGCAAAGCTGCTGAGTGTCTTCTTTGCGCTCTCAATCTCGTCAGGGTCAATCATCGGGTTGTCTTTGGTGGTGAAGTGCCAGGACTTCCAATCATTATCCTCCTCGGTCTGCCCCAGCTTCCACAAATCAAAAAACCAATTGCGTCCCTTTGGCGTTCCAATAAAGATGGCACGGCCCTTTTTGTCTGACAAACTTGCTCTGATGACCTGTTCCCAGGCTTCAGGTTTAATATCCGCTACCTCGTCCAGTACGGCATAGGTCAGTGACACACCACGCAGGGTATCTGGCCTGTCAGCACCACGCACATAAATCTTCGCACCATTGATCATGGTGATGTCCATGTTGTTGATGTGGCTGTTCGTTATGACCTCCCGCCCCAACTCCAGCAGCACATCCCAGATGATCTGCCTACTCTGCCCGGCAGTTGGACTCACATACAACACCGCGCTACCAGGTGGGCAGCGCAGAGCCTCAATCAACAACGTAGTCGCCGCCAGCCTGGACTTGCCGCACCGCCTGCCAGCCGCCACAACCTTGAACCTGGTCTTGTCAGCAAACACCTCTTGCTGCCACGGCAGCAGGCTGAAGTTCAGTTCACTCATCGGCCTCAATCGTAATGGGCGTGGTGTCACCACCAATGCCAACTATATTGATCGTCACTGCGCTGCGCTGGGCCTTGCCCTGTTCAAACATTGAGATTGGCAGGGTACGGTCCAGGCACATCTTAATCGCCACCATCTGACCAGGGTGGTCATCGTTGAGAGCAATGTCAATCACCTTCTGCGCTACGTTCTTTCCAGCACCACGCAACAGCAAGTCCTTGATCTCCTTGATACGCTGGTGGTCAGTCATTGGCAACACCAACCTGCCTGGCCTCTTCAGCAACGTAGTGATGCGTTCTGGCGTCAGTGCCTGCTTGGACCCTGGGGGTCTACCTCTTTTACGCTTTACGGTTTCGGTCATGCTCAGAATCATATAACAAATAGTCATAAAGAAACAACCAGACACCAGCGTTTGGCTTTAAGCACTTGGCGGCAGGGTTCACCGCCAGGCGTCAGCGTTCACCGCCAGGCATCAGCGTCAGCGTACGGCGTAAGGCGTAAGGTGTTCACCGCCAGGTGTCAGCGCAAGCGTACGGCTCTAGCGTTATGCGATTGCCAGTTTCGCTTTTTTTGTGGGTGGGAGGGTCCAACAAAAACTCAGCGACGACCGCCCCCCACCCCCCCATGCG